CTAGCCAGCCCTGTACCGGGCCGTTGAGAAAAGCCGTCAGGCAGGCAAGCGCCACTTCGTCCCTTGCTACAGAGCTCATACCTCACCCCCCTCGCTGTCGGCCTGAGTTTTGGCGCGTAACCATGCGGGCAGGATCGGGTAGAGCTTGCCGTCGTGGTCGAGCAGCATGGGCTCGGTAACGTGGTCATTGCGGGTGACGTGACAGCCATGGATCTCGCCGGGCTCAAAGCCGGCCTCGACACCCAGCTCCTCTCGGACATCTTCCAGCCACCAGCTTGGGGCAACGATGACCGGCAGCGGGGTGTCGCTCCACTCGTTTGGCGGGATCTTTCCCTTCAGCGCCTGAAGGGCATGCTGCACGTTGGCAATGGTGTAGATGGCGGTGGTCATGCTTTGTTCTCGTCCAGTCGATGATCGCCGCACCAGTCGTTCATGTAGACCACGGGGTAGCCGCCCATGGTCGGGGCGTGGCGGCGGCAGCGGCCGACGATCTTGTGGTTGGCCGGGCGCACCGGCTCGGTGTTGAACTTGGGCACGAACCAGATACAGGTCTGGCATTGCATGCCGGCCCGGCGGTTTTCCCACGGGTCGGCCGGGGTGCTTTTTTCTTGCTCGTTCATCGTCTTCCTTTCAGTGGTGGTGGATAGGCATTGTGATACTCCAGTGCGGAATTTGGTGCGGAATCATGGGTTATGGGGGGAATTCCTGAAGTCTAAGTGCTTGATTATATTGCCCATAGCTTCCCCCAGCTTCCCATATTGCAGGGGTTCGAATCCCCTAGGGGACGCCAAAATTGTTGATGAAAATCAAGCACTTACGCTCCAGACGCCGCGCCTAGTGCGGCTGCAGTGCGGAATCCGTGGAAGTCATTTATGCGTGCCAGCTCCTGGGCCTCGCTGTCTGACTCGACCCAGTGGGCGTAGGTCTTGAGCATGGTGGCCACGCCATGCCCGTGCATCTGGGCCACCTTCAGGTAATTCTGTCCAGCCATCAGCTTCCAGGAGACGCTGGAGTGTCGGCACTGATATGGCTCTCTGTAGTCGATGCCAGCGACCTTGTGCAGCAGGGCCCACCTGTTCTGCATGACGGTTGAGTTCAGGATCTGTTCGCCAGTAAGGAAGTCGATGAAGACAAACTGGCCGCGCATGGAGGTGAGCGGCCTCAACGCGGTCAACACTTCGGCCGCCCTGGGTGGTAGCTCCATGTGCCGGCTGACGTGGGTCTTGGTGCTGTCTTTGTCCTGACCTTCGGTTCGCATGCGGCGAACAGATAGCTTGCCTGTGATGCGGTTCCAGTCACCCCACTGCAGGCTGATCTGCTCGCCAGGGCGCATACCAAGCAAGAAAGCCAGCTCCCAGTAGTACCCATCAATTTCACTGTGAACGCGGTGAGCAGCTTCGATTAGGGCCAGGGCCTCTGTCACTGTGTAAGGATTTGGCTCAACAGCCTGGACCTTGAGCATCTCCAGCTTGGAGGCCGGGTTGTCTCTGATGTACTCGTGCTTGAGGGCGTAGGCAAACATCTCTCGCAGCGCAGAAACGTAGTTGTTGTGAGTCTTATTGCGGCCCCACTCGTGCGAAGAAACGATGTTGGAAAGTTGCTTGAAAGTGATCTTGCTGATGTCGTAACCGCCAAGTTTTGGCGTCCAGAAGCTGGTCAGCTTGCGCTTGAGGGATAGAACGCTGCTGTGCTCCTGCCTTGTGGCAACCCATTTGAGGAAGCTGTCTCTTACCTCAGCAAAAGTCACAACGTCTGGCGCCTCTTGATGCTTCTCAGCAAACTTGTAGTCGGGAAAGTGCTCGCGCAGGTTGAACTCCCCGCGCCCAATTTCGGAAATGATTCGCTCACGCAGTCGACGAGCGTGCTTCATGTTGGCCGCCGTCGGCGGAAGGGAGATTGTCGGCCGCAACTCGGCCCCACGGTACGGGAACCGGATTTCAATGCGATCACCCTTAGGGTTCACGCCGCCCGTCTTTGACCTTCTGCCCATTGCTCGTACCCCCGCATGTCGATAAGGATGTGGCCGTCAGGTGCGCGCAAGTACTGCGACCCCTCAACCCACTGGCCTTCCTCAATCTTGCGACGAATTGCTTTTTGCGTGTAACCAGTCAACCGCTCAAAAAGTGGAAGCCTGATGTACCTTGAAAATTGAGGCAAGTCGTTCACACAATACCCCAGCCGATCATGAACACCGCGTAGGTGACGCGGGCGATTATTCCCAGGGCCAACACAGACCCGGCCCAGATCAACGCTCCGATTGCAATGTTCTTCACTTTCCATCCCTTTCAAAGATTGCGGTCCTCAGGTAGACCGCCAAGTCCAGTGCCTCTTCGTAGGCGTCGCGCAGCGCATCGCGCCCGTTGAAGGGCTGCAGCGGCGTGCCGTAGCGCCTGATGCCAAGCTCGTGCCGGGCGTGCATGTCGGCCATCACGATCGGCCACACGGCCGGCTTGTCGTTGGCCACGGGCATCGGTTGATCGCCCTCTCGCTGAGGTTTGATTGTCATTGTGATACCTCAGAATGGAATTTCATTCCAGTCCCAGTCGTCGCAGCCGGGTTGCTTTTCTCCGTCCGGCGGGGCCGCGTTGTACTTGGAGCATGTACCGCTGCGGCTGAAGTGGTTGCACTCACCGCAGGTCTTGTTGGCCAGCACACCCTGCCAGTACTCCACCTCGCGGCGGGCTAGGTTGATCTTGATTTGAATCTCGACTGCTCTCATGCTGCTGCTCTTCCTTCATCAATGTGATACCGCCAGAGCATGCCATAAGCCGTCTTTCGCTTGCCGTTGCAGGCAGCGCATATGTTCCAGTCTCTCGCGTTTGGTTTGCCGTTCTCCTTCAGCCACCTGACTGCATCCCCAACTGAGCCGAATGAGATCGCTGCGTCGATGCACATAACTGGCTTAGAGCTGTGGTGGCTCTTCCCCGTCTTGCCTCGCATGGGGTGGTAGCCATTGATCAGCGCATTGCTGATCTTCTTTCCGGTTTCAAGAGATGGCTTGTAGCCAGATGCAATCAATGTCTGAAGCCGCTTCTTCTTTGCCTCTTCCGTAACCTTCCGACCAAACATTGGGTTGCCAATACCCTTGCGACTCTCGCTCATGATTTTCTTTGTACTTTCTCTCATAGGGTGGCCGGGCCTGCCGCGCAACGATGCGGAAATCTTGTCCCTTACCTCTTGTGTTGGATCGCAAAGTCCATCGCCACCACTCGTCATGTTGCAAAGCGCAATGCCCATATCCCGCAAGCAGCAGATCAAAAACACTTCATGATCAAGCGCTTCTTTGGAGCTTTTCCAGTTCGCAACTACCTCAACAGTCACGCCGTGTTTGCGCACAATGTTGTGCCAATGCGCGTTGCGTTTGGATGTCGCCCATGCTCTTTCCTTCTTTCCTTTGCCGACATAGAAGATTTCATTGGTGTCGGCCTTACGGTGAAGATATGTGTAGTATTCAAACATGATCATTCCCAATGGTAAGAAACAATGGTCGGGTACTTTGACGCACGGCTGACAACGATTGCCTTTGGTGTTCTAAGAATTGATTGGTCATACTCGATCCATTCAATTGCTTCTTCTGCATTGCTTGGAATTGCATCTATCTTTGATCTTTCAATCCACCACCGCTCTGCTTTTTTCCTTGCGAATCCAACGTGGCCTATGCAGCACCAATCAGTTGCTTGTCTGATGATCCCGGCGTAGTACTCCACGCGCAGGCTGGGCGGGCTGCCCTCCTTCTGATGCAGTCGGTACTGCACATTCGTCACAGGCACGACTGAGAAGTTGTCACGCTGGGACGACAGCACGGCGGCGGCCGAGGCCTTGGTGCCGTGCTTGATGCGCTCGGGCTCGGGGAACTGAAAGCCGCAGTCCACGCACACGGGCGCGGCCGCTGGGTTCTGGCTGCCGCACTCGGGGCACAGCTTGGTGGGCGCCTCGCCCTTTCGGTTGCCGCTTGGAAGTCGGCCTTTGACCGCGTCCACCGGGCCCATGTTCACGGTGGTGTCGGTGAAGTCGGCCCACAGGCAGTCCGCCTTGCCGTCCACGATGCGCATGCCACGGCCGGCGATCTGCACGTACAGCACGGGGCTCTTGGTCGCACGCAGCAGGGCGATGAAGTCCACGGCGGGTACATCGAACCCGGTGGTCAGCACGGCCACGTTGACCAGACACCTAATGCGCCCGGCACGGAAGCTTGAGATCAGTGCAGCGCGCTCGGCCTTGGGCGTCTTGGAGCTGACCATCTCTGCCGTCACGCCGCGCCTGCGCAGGGCATCACGGACGTGCTCGGCGTGCTCGATCGTCACCGCGAACACCAGCCAACGCTTGCGCTCCTTGGCCAGCTCCACGATCTCGTCGCAGGTTGCATCGACCAAGGCCTCGGTGTCGGTGACCTTGGCCAGCTCGCTGACCACGTAGTCGTCGCCACTGGTGCGCACGTCGTGAGAGTCGATCTTGGTCACTGTCGTGGCTGGCACCAGGGGAGACAGGAAGTTCAACGACAGCAGCTCGGTCATCGTGACCCGGGTGGCGATGTTGGTGAACAGGGGCGTCTCCCCCGCGGTCAGCCAAACGCCGTTGCCCCGGAACGGGGTGCCGGTCCAGCCGATGCACCGAGTGTTTGGGTTGTACTTAGCCAGATCCTGCAGGAATCCGCGCCACATGCCCTCCTCCTTGGGGTTGATGAGGTGACACTCGTCAGCCAGGACGATGTCGATGCGGCCGAGCTTATGGGCGTCCTTGTAGATGCTGCCGATGGTGGCGTAGGTCAACTGACGACCCAGGTCCTTGCGGCCTGCCGCGGCGCTGTAGATACCGACGTCGGCCTGGGGCCAGATCGCCAGCAGCTTCTCGACGTTCTGCTCAAGTAGCTCTTTCTGGTGGACCAGGACCAGGATGCGGGTGCCCGGGAACTCGGCGTCTGCACGCTGGGCCAGGGCCGCGATCATCAGGCTCTTACCTGCGCCCACGCATGCCTCAACGATGGGGTTGCCGCCGGTGTGCTTGCTGAACCATGTCCACAGCTCGTCCAGCGCACGAGACTGGTATTCACGAAGCCTCATGCCACCACCTTTGCGCCAACGAAACCAACGGCCACCAGCTCCTTCTTGAGCTTGCCAGCGTCAGCGAGCATCACTTTCTGCTCGCAGTTCCTGATCTCGTGAGACGACAGGCATCCTTGATCTGAGTCACCGTTGGCGAACTCACCGGTGGGCGTGGTGTAAATGACGGCGCCGGCATCGACATCCTTGAATGTTGCAAAGCGTTCCAACAGGATCGGGATGTAGCGGTGTTCCCCGCATCCGGTGCGTTGCGTCTCAAGCGTGATGGTGTTTCGTTTCGATTCGCAGACCCATTCCCCGCCCTCTCCATCCTCAACGAACGGCGTGCTGTGCGCACATGTACGGCAGTTGACCTGGGGCGCGGCATCTCCGTGGCAGTGCGAATGGAAGTCGCACATCTTGCACACGTACCAGCTCGGGTCCTGGCTGATCCTCAGCGGAGGCTCTGCCGCATTGATCACGCGCTCAGCCCTGGCCTTGAGGCGGGCGAACTCGACCGCATCGAAGTGAACCCACTCTGTGTACAGCTCGCTTGTGTCCTTGTTCTCGGCGATGTACATGGCCCGCTCCATGCCGGTCAGGCCCATGTAGGTCTGCATCTGTGCATAGTGCTGGGGCTTGGCCTTCAGGACTCCGACCTTGCACAGCTCTGCGAACGACTTGGCATTGTGTGTCTTGAACTCCAGCAGCGCCCAGGTCTTGGGTGCCTCGGCGAATCCCTTGGCCGCGCCATCCATGTGGCCGCCGAAGTGGCCGCCAAGGTCCCAGACTTCCCATTGCTTGCCCTCTGGGTTGACGTCATGCACCTCAACACCGATGCGGCGTAGCTCGGCCACGATGCGAGGCTCGAAGTCATGCCCAGCCCTGAACAGGCGCAGCATGCGTCCGTCGAACTTCTTGTCTTCGACCCACCGGAAGGTCAGCCAAAGGTATCTCTCGCACGGGTGGCCGATCAGGGACGCGCCCAAGTGAGGGCGGTTGCCGGTCTCGGCGCTGCGTTCGTAGGACCTGTAGATTTCGGCTGCAGTGGAGTGCAGCGGTTCGGGCACGATTGCCATGGTTGCGGATCTCCGCTTGTTGTAGGGGTGAGGGCCCGTGGCCTCCCCCGGGATCTCCCAGAGGCGGGCCCTCACCGCTACAGGCTCCCCGCAGGGAGCCCCGCTGATTACTCAGCGGTCTCGGATTCCAGAGAAACCTTCTCGACCTTCACACCGTCTTGCATGGCGGCCACCAGGGTCTTCTGGTTGGCCACCTCCACGCGGATGATGTCGCGTGCGACATGACGCAGGGCGGCGGCTTTCGTGCCGGCTTCAATCAGGCGGAATGTGTCAGGGCCTTGCACGGCGTAGATTCGTGTCGTCATCAGTCAGTACCTCCAACAGCGGCTTCTTCTTGAGCCACTTCTGGCTCGGCTGCCTGAGCGGCGGCTGCCTCGACGGCGGCTTTGGCCTGGGTCTGGTACTGAGCCCACAGCTCGGCTACGAATGCGTCAACGTTGGGGTCTGGCAGGGGAGTCACTGCACGCAGCGACTTGACAATGAACTCGACACCGGCGGGGGTGACGGTCAGGTTGATGTTGATGTTGCTCACGGTTTCCTTTCGGGTGGTTGAAAAAAGGTGGCCTACTCGCTGCGTCTGTGGTGCTTGGATTTCCGGCCAGCATTGCAATCTGGCTCACCAGTAGGTCACAGCATCCGCTTTCGGCCATTGATCAGGCTGCGCGCTTAGCCCAGGGTGGAGAAGCGCCGCCAGCGGCAGGGGCTGCAGGCTGGCCTGCAGGGATGGGCGAGGCGGGAGCGGATGCACCACCAGCGGCCTTGAATCCGCTGACCTCGTTTTGGTCTTCGTACTGGCCGGTGTCGTCTTTGCGGATCTTCACCTTGACCTGCACGGGCCTGTTGTGCAGCTCGACCGTGTTGGTCAGGCGGGCGATGCCGATGGACTCGCACAGCTCGCGCAGTTGCTGCTGGCCAATGGTCTCGGCCTTCGGGTTGGTGTGCTTGACGTTCAGTTGAGTCCAGATCTTGCGGCCGCGATAGCCATCGCTCAACACCTCAAGAGTGAGCTTCATCGCGCTGCCATTCCCGGACTTCAGGGGCACGATGTCGCTCTCCGTGATTTGAGCGGTGTACCAGCCTGCTGGTAAGAGCTCGTATCTGTTCTCGCGCTTCTCGACGGAGCTGGTGTCAAAAGAAAAATTCGCCATGATGGGTGTCCTTTCAGGAGTTAGGCGGCGGCGGAAGTGACCTTCGCAGCGATTGCTGAAAGGTCGGGGGACTCGAACATTTCCAAGGAACCGGAGCGGTCCTTGGCTTCGTAGTTGAAATCGCGGCTGGTCTGTAGCCAGCGCGTGGGATTGCCGTCTGCGTCCTTCTCGACGCGCAGGGCAAACACAAAGTCAAAGAAGTACCCGACGCCTTGCTTGAGCATGTTGCCGGGCATGGCCGGGTAGTACAGCATCGCGCCGCTTTGCTCGTCTTTGGCGCGCTCTTGCTTGCAGGAGAACATCACGTTGCGGCCGGGCATGTCGCGGAAGGCGCGGATCAGATCCGTCATCTTCTCGGCCAGCGCTCCGTAGGCTTGGCGCGGGTCCTTGGCGGCCTTCTTCTCGTGGTTCAGCACCACCTCAGCGATCTCGCTGATGGAGTCCAGGCAGATCCACTTGAACGACTGGCCCTGCTCGGTGTTCACGACGAAGTCGTAGGCCTCGTAGAGCTGGTCGAGGGTCTTGACCTCGATCACCGGGATGTCGAGGTGGCGCAGGGATAGCAAGCCAGACTCAGCGCTGATGATGATGGTGGGCTCACCGGTGGTGCCGCACAGGGTTGTCTTGCCCGCACCGGCGGGTCCGTGGACCAAGAACTTCAGGCCGTTGATCGCGGCGCTGTCCTTGGTGGAAGTCAAAGTGATTGCCATGTCGTCTCCAGGCAGATGAAAAAATGGGCAATGTGATATTGCCCGGGGAAGAAGGGCTCAGACCGCTTCGATGGTGATCGAGGGCGAGGCAGGCTTGGCGGTGACAAACTCAGCGGCCTTGCCGGCGCTGGCGGGGTCAAGCTTGCGCAGGGCGCTGACGCTGACGTCGGCCTTCCACTTGAAGGCGTCTTGGACGTCTTTGGGCAGGGCGCCCCAGGCCTTGGTCAGGGCATCGCTGTCGACCTTGCGGTCGATCTTGTAGGTCACGGTGACCTTGCACCCTTCGGTGCGCTGGCTGATGGAGCCTTCAGGCTTGGCTGGGTCGCGCAACAGGTCGGCAATGGCAGCGTCGATGTTGCGGCGCTCTTGAATCGCCTCGTCTTCGATGCGCTTAGCAGCGATGCGGGAGGCAATCAGTTCGGAGAGGGTGATGGGTTTCATGGTGCGTCCTTTCGGGAGTGGGTTAAACCGTGCGTCTCAGGCTGATAGTGTATCAGCATTGTGAAGTTGGTCAAGCGTTTTTCACACTGCGATCTTGCTTTCGTCAAGGCACCAAGCGTTGCTGTCTTGGTAGCCGGGCAGGGCGCGGATGGCTGACTGAGTGATGCCGGCGACGATCGCGAACGCCTCGGACTGTTCCCAGCCTGCGGCCTCACAGGCTTGGTAGGTGTATCCGTGGCAGGCCTTGATGATGTCGATCGGGTTCAGGCGGCTGGTTGACACGCGCTTGAAGCGGAAGCCGTGGGCAGCGTCGGAATCGTTGTAGCGGCTGTTGACGCTGCGAACGTTCTCGGCGTACAGCACGCTGGCGATGCGCTTCTCGTCGCCGCGGACATTCCGACGGCTGCCGCCCCAGTAGTAGCTGACGACGTTTAAGCCGTGGCGCTCTGCGGCCCAGGTCACGAGGGCGTTGATGTGGAAGTCGGGAACAACGTATGCAGACATGGTGATCTCCTCAGGCTTCGTGAATGAATTGGGTGCTCAACTGGTTGGCTGCCAGCCACTCTTTGGCCAGATTGAAGGCGCGCCCCCAGTCATCTGGAGCGACGACAACCCAACGCTTGCCGCAGAACGCGTTGCTGCTGCCGCCCATCCGGGTACGGGAGGCAATGCCGGCGGGCTTGAGGCACTCTCGCTGGAAGCGGCGGATCTCTGCCTTAACCTGCTCGGTGGGACATGGGCTGTCGCTCCAGGAGCCTGTGTCCGATGCGCCAGCCACTGCGGCGCCGGGGATGCGGTAGCCGCGCCATCCATCGACGCGGTGATAACGGGAGGGGATGTAAACAGAGCGTGCCATTTTGGGTGTCCTTTTTGGAGCGCCCGGAACCGCCGGGTCGGTGTCGGTATCAATCAACCGACAAACAGAGTGTATCACAGTTGTGATAACCGTCAAGCAGTGGCGCAAAGATTTTTCAGCGCGTTAGTCAGTGTGTCTTGGGCCGCAAGGTACTTTGGCTCAAGCTCTTGCTTGCGGCTTAGCGGCAGGCCGTCCATCCGCGAAAGGTTGTGCTGCAGGTCGCACAGCTTGATGACGATGGCGGCCGATCCGCTGGTGGCCACCCGGTCGATGAACTGGTCGTAGGTCTCGCCCTTAACCCTGGTGACGGCCTTGACCAGCTCTACGGCACGCGGGTTGACGCCGTTCTTCAACAGGTTGTACTCCCGCCAGCCGGTGTCCTCCAGGACATCGTGCAGGACCGCGGCCACCTGGGCGTTGGTGTCTTCTGGAAGCACCGCGGCCACCGACCGCAGCACAGCCAAGGGATGCTGGATGTAGGGGATTCCGGCGCCGTCACGCTGGCCCTCGTGTGCGATCGCAGCGATCTCGATGGCGTTCAGGATTGCTTCGTTCATGATCAGATCTCGTAAACGTTGAGGATGCCGGGGTGGACCCACGCGGTGAAAAGGCCGAAGTCGGCGAGGATCTCGTCAAGCTCAGGGCCGGCTTCGCCGTCGATGGCGAAGTTGCCGAGGATGTCGTGGTCTTCGTTGCGGAAGACCGGGACACCGAGTCCGAGCAGCTTCTTGTAGGCAGCGTCGAACGGACTCTTCAGGCCGGCCGGAGGGGGCGCGATGTGCGCTAGGGCTTGGGCGAAGATGGGGTGCATTGTGTGATGCATCGGGTTGCTGTAGCTCATGTCGGACTCCTTGTCGCGTCCCGGGAACTGCCGGGCCAGGATCTAGATCATATCACAGTTGTGATAGTTGGGGTCAAGCCTCAGTCGCCTTGGCGATGGCTGCTCGGGCGGCTTCTACCCGCCACGGGTTGAGCAGGTGCGCGTCGTGCCCGATGATGGCCTGCAGCGCCTCCAGCAACTCAGGCGCGGCCGCAATCAGGCGAGCATTGGCTTCTGCCGCTTGGCGAAGGCCGGGGGCCTCCGTGAACTTGCCCAGGTGCAGGCGATTGCCGCTGTCTTAAACCAGTGTGCTG